CTCCTCGCCCGTGCCGAAGGCCGCTTCCAGAAGCTCGGCCGCCAGCGCCGCCGCGCCCGCCGCGCCTCGCTCGAAGCGCATGGCGGCGACCGCCTCGTCGCTCGCCGTCTCGCCCGCGCCGCGAAGGCCCGCTGCGATGATCCGGGTCAGATCGCGCGCCGAAAGCCGGCCCGAGCCGAAACGCTGGGCGAGCGCGGCGATGTCCTCCAGCGCGAAGGCGTCCTCCAGTTCGGCCAGCGCCCCCAGCGTCAAACAAAGCCGGTGCTCGCGCCCGTCTATCATGGCGGCCACCTCGCCGCGTCGCCGGTTCGCACCCATCAGATGGCCTCGAAGGTCAGCGCGCCGGCCGATTCCAGCGTCATCTCGAAGCTGACCTCGCCATTGTGCTCGCCGGCATATTCCAGCGCTGTGATCTGAAACGGCCCGCTGACACGCCCAAAATCCGGGATCACGGCCTGGAAGGGCGCGATCCGCCCTTCGAAGAAAAGCTTGCGCACTGCCATGTCGGAGGCCGCGTCCTTGAAGATGCCGGCGCCCGACAGTGCCGCGCGCTGCACGCCCGCCCCGCCCAGAAGCTCGCGCCAGCGCCCAGCGCTGTCGCTGTTGGTCACGTCCACCGTCTCTGCGTTGAAGGAGATGCGGCGCGAGCGAAGCCCCGCCACCGTCTGAAACACACCGCTCGTTTCCGCGTCGAGCTTCAGGAGAAAGTCCTTGCCCTTTTGCGCGCCCATGGCCGCCTCCAAAATTTTGCGCATTAAAAAAGGGCGGCTCGAAAGCCGCCCTCGTGTTCGATTAAAAAGTCTGGTGCTGGCTCAGGAGGCCAGCGGCTCCGTCACCGCGCGAAAGCGCAGGATACCGTGATAGGCTGGCGAGTCCGGCTCCTGCCGCGCCTCGGCGAATTGCAGCCGGAGGTTCACCAGACGATGCGTCTCCAGCGGCAGGCTCGCGTCGTTCAGCCGGCCCGCGATCTTGTCCATGATCTCGTAGGTTTCCTGCTTCGAGCCGCCCTTGGCCCAGACATGCAGGGTCAGGATATGCTCGGCCCCGTCCTCCGTGCCGGTGGACCAGTCGATCACCGCCGTCCGTCCCAGCGTCAGATAGGGAAAACTTGCCCGCTCGGGCACGCGGTCGAAAATCTTCGGGCCGCCGAGAAGCTTGGTCAGCGCCGCGTCGGCCGTCAGCGCGCCGAGGATGGTCGTCTGCAATTCCGCCGAGGGGTGCGACATGCTCTGAGAACCTTTCCATGCCTGCGATCACGTCTGATACATCATATAATATGACGTGAGCATTACGGGCGCCATTCCCGATTCGTTAAAATTGCGTGAGGATTTTCCCGGCCCGGGTCGCTTTCGCGAAGACGAGCCGCCTCCTCCCGTTGGTCTAAGCGCTCGGCAAGCGCCTCGACCACCCGCCGTCGCATCTCCTCGCGAAGCGCGGCTCTGTCGAAACGCACTCGCACTAGGCCGATCATGCTTCCTCCTCGCAGCGGCAGACGAGCCAGCGGCCGGTCTCGTCGGGGTCGTGCAGGCTGCGGATCAGGAGCCGCCGCGCCCCCAGGCGAAACGCCATTCCCCGTACGAGGCCCGCCCGCGCCCGCAGGGTGACGCGATGCGTGATCGCGACGATCCGCTGCCCGAGCTTCTCCTCGACGATCGCGGTCAGGGGCTCGACGCGAACCGAGGTCTCGCCCACCTCCACCCAGTTCTCCCGCGCTCCGCCGGAGCCGTCCGTCACGAGGTCGTTGCGCTCGATCGCCGCCCGCTTGGTCAGAAGGCCGGGGTCCAGAAACAGGAGCGCCATGTCAAAGCCTCGGCGCCCGAAAGGGAGCGATCAGCGCGCGCGCCAGTGGCGGCATGAAAGCCGGCTGCAGCGCTGGGCCGACCGTGCCGCGCGTTTCGAACGCGGCCGCCGCCAGGCGCAGGATGGCGAGCTTCAGCGCTTCCGGCACATCCTCCGCGCGCTGCCCGGCCCGAACTTCCACCTCTACCCCGTTCGGCGCGCGACCAGCGAGCCCAGGCGGCAGGATCAGATGTGCGCCGAAGGATTTAGCCTCCAGCCGAAACGAAGCGGGATCGAGCGGCGCCGCCGTTCCCCGCTCGTCGAAGCCGATCGCCTCCAGCACGCTGCGGATCGGGCGCCGACGGATGGCGAGAACCGCGCTCGCCGGGTCCGGCTCGAAGGCGATGCGCACGCGCCGCTCGGTCAGCACCAGCCCCGTTTCCGCCTCCACCGCCTGCCGGGCGGCCTTCAGGCAGGTGGCCACCAGCGCGTCCTCGTCGTCGCGGTCGAGCCGTAGAAACGCCTTCGCCTCGGCCAGCGAAACCGGCTCCGCCGAGGTCTTGTCCAATTCGATCCAGATCATGTCCCGCCAGCCCCGTTTGAAACGAAAAAGGGCCGGGCGTGTGCCGCCCGGCCCCGTCCTGCCGTCGCCCCTCCGTCAGGCGGAGAAACGCAGATACTTCGCCGCGTCGAAGTCCTGAATGCCGCCGCCGACCCGCTTGGTCGTGTAGAACAGGACGTAGGGCTTGGCGGAGTACGGATCGCGCAGAACGCGCACGCCCTGGCGGTCGACCACGAGGTAGAAGCGCGAGAAGTCGCCGAAGGCGATGGCGCTCGCCCCCGCCGCGATGTCGGGCATCGCTTCCGCTTCAACAACGGAAAAGCCCATCAGGCTCGCCTTGGCGCCGACGGCGGCCGGCGGCTGCCAGAGATAGTTGCCCTCCGCGTCCTTGAGCTTGCGCACGGCGCTCTGCGTGCGTCGGTTCATCACGAAGGAGGCGTTCTGGCGGTAGCCCGCCTTCAGGGCGTAGACGAGGTCGATCAGCGCGTCGGAGCCCCCCGCCGCCGCGAAATTGCCATTGACGCCGGTCGAGACCGTGCCGACCTTGCCCCAGGCCCACTGCGCCTCGGGCACTGTGTCGTAGCTCATGAAGCCCTTGGGCTTGGCCGCGCCGTCGCCGGTGACGAAGGCGACGCCCTCCTGCGTGGCGAAGGCCTGTTCCACCTCCTCGCCGATCCAGCTGTCGATGTTCACCGCCGCGTCGTCGAGAAGCGCGTTGGTCGCGGCCGGCATGGCGTAGAGCTCCATGGTCGGGAACACGAGCTCGCCGAGTTGCGGCTGCGCGGTCTGCGGCCGGGCATCCGTCTCGCCCACCCAGCCGGTCTGCGCTCCATTCAGCGCGAACGGCTTCTTCAGAACGGCCGCCGACACAGCGCGGATGCCCGCAATGCCTCGGATGGGCGAGACATTGGCAAGGCGCCGGCCGATCTCAGCCTCGGTCTCGGGCGGCACCAGAAAGCCGCCATCCGCGCCGACGAGGCCGGACATCGCCTTTTCCTCCAGGCGCCGCATCCGCCCCTCGTCGCCGGCGCGGACATAGGCCTCGAAGGCCGAGCGGTGTTCGCTCGGCAGGGCCTGCGCGCCCTCGCCGCCCACCGGCGGGCGCAGATTGCGCAGCACCAGGCGCTCCATGCGCTTCTCATGATCGTCCATCGCCTTGGACAGGCGATCGACCTTCTCGTCGGTCACCGGGTCGGCGCTCATGCGCCGCTCGATCTGATCCAGCCGCTCGTCGTTCGCCTCGCGAAAGGCGTCGAAGGCGCGCATCAGTTCGTCCAGCGTGTCCGGCCCCGCCGCGCTCGCGCCCGTGCCGGCCTTGGTCTCGATCGCGCCGCTCGTCATCGTCTGCATGGGATCTCCTTGATGGAAGGGGAAAGGGTGGCATCCGCGATCCGCCGGGCGGCGGCCGCGAAACGGTGGAGGAGATCGCCGCGCGCTTCGCGCACCCGCGCCGCTTCCTGCATGGGGAAGGTCACGATGGAGATCTCCAGAAGGTCGATGTCGAGAAGCAGGCGCCGAGCGCCCCTCTCGCGGAGCGGGCGGCTCGCCCGCGTCCGAAAGCCGATCGAAAGCCCGTCCAGGGCCTCGGCGCGAAGCAGCGCGAAAGCCTCGCGGCCCTGCGCCGTGTCGAGCGCGAGCTGCCCTTCGGCTAGCAAGCCGCGCCCGTCCTCGATCAGTCTGGTCCAGACGCCGATCGGCTTCGTCGGGTCGTGCTGCCACAGCATCCGAATGCCGCCGACGCCCCGCTCGCGCAGCGCGCGGGCGAAGGCACCGGGCCGGATGCGGTCGCCCGACAGGTCCGTGCACTCGAAAAGGCTGGCATAGCCCGACACGAAACCGGGCGACGGCGGCGCGGCCGCCGCGCGCGAAACGTTCGGCACGCTCCTCACGAGCCGCCCCCGCGCCGGCCGGCGGCAGCCGCCAGCCCTTCGGCAAAGCGCTGGAGAACGCCGAGCGCCCACCAGGCGCAGAGGCTGGCGGCGGCCGAGCCGATCAGCGCCAGTTCCGCCGCGCCGATGCGCTCGGTGAAGCCGAGATGATCGGCCAGCGCCAGCCCGGCCGGCCCGCCGAACACGAGGCCCGTCACCGCACCGGCCAGAAAGCGCACCGCCGCATCCCTTCGCCCGGCCGGCAGCAGGTAGGCGATCGAGATCACCGATCCGCCCACCGCCCCGGCAAGCTTCGCGCCCCAGAGCGCGAGCGGCGAGACGACGTCTCCCGTCATCGTATCCATGATGGTTCCTTTCGAAAGCTCAGCGCCGGCGCGGCCCGTAGCCGACCGCCTCGCGCTTCTCGTCGTCGTCCAGAAAACCCGCCGCCCCCAGCCGCGCCCAAAGCGCCTCGCGCTCGACGGACAGGCCCTCGACCCGGTCGGCGTCGAAGCCCAGCCGCAGCCTTCGGCCGGGCTCGAACCCTTCGTCGAGCCAATCGCCCAGCGCGGTCAGCAGCCGGCCGAGCAGCGGCAGGACGGTGAGCCGGAACAGCGCCCGGTTGGCCTCGGCGTAGTTGGCGTAGGTCGCGTCGCCCGGAATGCCGAGCAGCATGGGCGGCACGCCGAAGGCGGTGGCGATGTCGCGCGCCGCGCCGTTGCGTGCCTCGATGAAGTCCATGTCGCGCGGGGTCAGCGCCATGGCCTTCCAGTCCAGCCCGCCCTCCAGCAGCATGGGCCGCCCCGCCCTCGCCGCGCCGGCATAGCCGCTTTCGAGTTCGACCTTCAGCCGCTCGAACTGGTCGGCCGAAAGATTGCCGCCGTCGCCGGGCTGGTAGACCAGCGCGCCGGAGGGCCGGGCCGAATTGTCGAGCAGCGCCTTGTTCCAGCGCGTCGCGGCATTGTGCAGGTCGAGCGCGGTCTGTGCGGCCTGGAGCGGCGCAAAGCCCTCGCCATCCCCCAGCGGGTGGAACAGCCGGATCGCCAGAACCGGCGCCGCCCCTTCCTCCGCTTCCAGCGGCAGGCGCCGCGCGCTGGAGCCGGCGCGATACTCCACCGCTTGCGGCCACCCGTCCGCGCCGCAAAGGACGCGCACCCGGTCCGGCCGCAGAGCGTGAAGCTGGCGCGGCTGTCCACTCAGCGAAACCGCCTCCACATGCGCCGCGCCCGAGAGCAGCAGATGCCCGCAGAGCGTTTCCAGAAAGCCCGGCCCGTCCTGCATCGGGTTTGGCCGGCGCAGAAGGTCGAGGATGGGATGCGTCTCCACCTCCGCCGGGCCCTCGTAGAGGAGGATCGGAACGGCGGCAGCCGTCTCCGCAATCAGCCGGACGCAGCGATAGACCACCGGGTTCTGCATGAAGCCGACCCGGGAGAGCGCGGCATAGGAGCGCTCGCTCCAGGCCGCCGCGTCGCCCGAGCCACCGCCGAAGACGAGTGCGCCGCCGGTGGATTTGCGTTCGGGCACGCGCGCGCCCTCGCCGCCCAGGCGCGCCAGCGCCCGCAGCCGTAAAGCCAGTCCCATGGATGTCTCCAGATGTTTTGGTGAGCCGCACGGCCTGCTTGGCCAAGTGCAGCGAAGGAGAACCAAATTGCTTGTTCGTCCCGCCAAAGGCGGACGGGAACCAACGCCGCGTTGGTCATCGACGCGAGCGAAACGGCACTGAGGCCTTAGGGAAGGTCGCGCTAGGCGAGAGCCGTCCATCGCCTCGAAATGCGCCTGACGAAATCTCCGGTCAGAGAATGCCGCAGGGCCAAGCCTTCGCGACGAGAAGACCCGACCGGCCGACCCTCGCGAGGCTTTGTCAGGTCCATTAAAGACTGCGAATGCGCGGCGCCGCCTGCGCCTGCGTCAGCGCCGTCACCGCCCAAACCAGCGCGTCCAGCCGGTCGGGCGAGCGGCCGTTCGACAGGCCATCCGGCCCGAAGTCGCACATCTCGTCCTCCAGTTCGGCGAAGCTGCCGGCATGGCGCACGCGCCCTTGTTCGTAGAGCGTGGCGACGGGCTCGGCCCGCAGCCACTTGCCCCGCGTCGCCCGCACGCTGGAAACGGGCAGATGCGGCGCCACCGCCGCGATGACCGATCCCACCATGTCGCCCCCCTGGTTCACCTCTGCGACGATGCGGTCCGCCTCGACTTCGGCAAACAGCGACACGGCCCGCGCCGCCCATTCCGGCGGCTTCAACCCGCGTCGGCTCCGATCGGCCAGCACATAGACGATGCCGTCCTCGCCCATCCCCGCCGCCACGAGACCACAGGCGTCGGAGCGCTGCGTCGCCGTTGCCGGCGGGTCCACCGCCACCACGACACGGCGAAGGGCCGGCGCGGCGCGAACCCGCCCTCGGTCGATCGCGGCGCGGCTGAACAGGGCATCCTCGCGCCCGTCCACCAGCTCGCCGTCGAGTTCCTGCCGCCCGAGCCGCGATCCGCCATAGCGCGCCTCCATTGCGGCCAGAAAGCCGGGCGCCAGATGAGCGCGGTTTTCCACGGTGCGCATATGAGTCACCCGCGTTCCCGGCTCGGCCATCAGGCGTTTCAGCAGCGGCACGGCGCGCGGCGTCGTGGTCAGCGCCATGCGGGGCGTCTCGCCGAGACGCAGCGCCAGTTGCAGGTTGTCGAAACAGTCTTCCGCATGGGTCCATTTGGCGAGTTCGTCGCCCCAGGCCGCGTCGAACTGGTAGCCGCGCAGGGCGTCGGGGTCCTCCGAGGAAAAGATCTGAGCCACCGAGCCATTGGCGAAGACCAGCCGCCGTCGCGTCGCCTCGAAGACCGGCCGCGTCTCGTAATGTAGCGCCTTCAAGCCGCTCTCGCCCTCGACCATCACCTCACGCGCGTCGCCCAGCGTTTCCGCCACCAGCGCGATGCGCCCGTGAACGCGCCCGGCCAGCGGCTTTTGGCCGAGCGCCAGCGCGCGCACCCATTCCGCCCCGGCGCGGGTCTTGCCCGAGCCGCGCCCGCCGATCAGCAGCCATTGCCGCCAGTCGCCCGGCGGCGGAAGCTGGGAGGGCCGCGCACAGGCCGCCCAGTCCGGCATGGCCCGGACGATCACTCGTTTAGGCTGGCGGGCGATCTCCGCCTCGACCGCCCGCCAGAAAGCGGCGTCGCCCAGCGCCGCCCCGTCCCCCTCCATCCCTTCCAAATGCGCGCCGTCCGCGATCGCCCCGGCCGCCTCTCTCAAGACGCGGCCTCCGGCCCCGGCGCGAACAATCCGCCGCGCTCCGCCCGGCGCGCGTCCAGCGCCCGCAGTCGCTTCAGCATCTCGGCGCGCAGCCGCTCGGTTTCCACGTCGTCCCCCTCTGCCGCCGCGCTGCGGCCCAGCGCCTCGATCTCGCGCAGTTCCAGAAGCTTCTCCAGGCTGCGCGTCAGTTGGCCGATCGCCTCGATCCGCGCCTTCCCGTCCGCCGATCGAAGCGGGGTGTTCTCATCCCCGTCCGTCCCCCTGCGCCGCGTCGGCCGGCCCGCTTCCAGCTGCGCCAGTTCCTCCGTCAGGGCTCGCAGCAGCCGGTCCGACAGCAGTTTGGACCTCGCCTTTCCCGCCATGCTTGTCCCCCAAAGCAAAAGGCGGCCGTTCCTTTCGGAACCACCGCCTCTAAACCCACTCTCTCGATTGTGTCAGTACCCTACCTCGGCACCGTCACGCTGTCAATGACTATTTTCCTAATTACATACGTGACAAAGCAAGGCTGAGTCGCTAGGTTTTTGGGCGTGACAGGCTGGCATTTGCCTTTGAAGGGCGAAGGAGATGAATGAAGATAGGAAAGATTTCATGCGTCAGGATCTGGATATAGAGATCACTGCTGGCATGATGGCTCGCCTCATTGAGGCCTTGGAAGAGTCTGGGTTCATTGGGGAGGATGGAACGGGATCTGTACCGCCAACCCTAGCTTTCGAGCTATTGGATCAAGCGCTGAACAATCCTTGCTCTGGAGGAGTGAGGGCTCAATCAGCTGAGCGAGAAGCATTAAGTTTTCTCGAATTCCATCGCACTCGCCAACCATAACTAGAATGTCGTTTTGAGATGTCCCAGGAATTGTACGTGGATCAAGATTTGACATCTTGATAAGATTGGCTGGGATTAGCATAGGCTCTATTAGTCGAACGTAGATTGTTCCTCTTTGAGTTTTGCCATTTAGCAAGTTGCCATGGGCGCAGCGATTTCGGATCTTTTTTGTTCGGCGAATTTTTTTTGAGATCTCGTCAAATGACTTGGTCAAAAACTCGACCATATGAGCATGCTTACTGCTGATGGTGGCTATATTGGACAGCCGCAGATCGATCATTTCTTTGACAAGTTCTAGCTTTCTGTCGACGCTGTTTGTGCTGTATATGGTCAGGCTCGCAAGGGTAGTGTCCTGAGCTAACGACAGCCTACCCAGGATGATTGCAAAGCAGCTATCAATTCCGCTGAAAGCCAGCATTGCTCGACCTACGGCTTCGTATAGCTTCTGTGTCTGAGCTTCTAAATCGCGCGCCTCTGATTTCGATAGGTTTTCCAT